GCTTTAACAATATCGCGGCTACGACTCCCGTATCCTGAGTATGTTTGTATTGGTGCGTAAATTACACATTTTAATTTGTTCATATAACTTTTATTTCTTATTTAATATACTAATTTGTGTTTGAGAGTCCTCGGTTCATAGTCAGTGTCTCTTAACAATTCATATTTTTCTCTAGGTTTCCAGGTACTAAATAACTCATCAATACTTTCAATGACTCTATTACTCATTTTTTCTGCTGTAAATCCTGCTTCATCACTTGTTGCCCATTCCCTTGCTGCATCACTCATTTCTTTTCTTTCATCTTTAGATTTTCTATACAATTCCATAATTGCTTGAGCTGCGTCTTCAGATTGACATTTATCATCAAATATATATGGAGTAGGAACTGAACCTACTAATGAATTATTTGTTGGGAAAACTGGAATTGCCCATTTGCCACATTTTTTAAATGTTCCTTTATGATTAGAAGGTACATCTTCATTTGGAGTAAACCAATTTCCTTCTTTATCTTCAAATCTCATTTGATCTTGCATCCCTCCTGTTACATTCGCTATTATTGGAGTTCCTGCTAACATACTTTCAGTTAATGATAACCCCCAACCTTCATTTGAAGTCAATAAAATAGTACCATCAGACATGTTATACAACCAATTCATCTGATCTATGGATGCTTTGGATTCATCAATAATAATATTATTTTCTTCACTACATAAGTATTCAATTACGGCTGGTAAATCAGTTCCATTCTCATCTATTGCGTTAGTATGAAGAACAAATAAACATTTCTTTTTCTCGGCTTCTGTAAGTTGATCACTGAACATCTTCCATGCTAAGATGGTATCAGGAATACTTTTTCGTCTAATGTTTCTAGAGTTAAAAAACAACATAAAATCGTATTCTTTACCTTTAGTAATATTATTTTTATATTCTATGTATTCTTTAGAATTTAATTCTTCTTCACTTAATGGACGAAAAGATTTATGATTTAAACCATGTGGTATGTATGATATAATTTTATTTTTAGCTTTACTACCTAAAACGTTCTTATTAATAAAAACAGTTTGCTTAGATATACCTAATAAAGCATCACAACTTTCATAAAATTCTTTATTATACATTGGAGCAGGAACACTATCCCATATATTAAGATAAACTATAGGAATTTGTTTTCTAAGCTCATTCTCCATTTGAAATAACCAAACAAAATATCTTGGATCAGTTATAAGCATTATAGCATCAGGTTTATCTAATTTTATAATTGCTCTTAATAATTCAGGATTCCCATAACCATCAGTCGGATACATTATTACACTAGAATCATTGATTCCAGCTAAGTTATTTGTATCTGCAGATAAATCTAACCTTTTACCTTTTTCAGGGTGGGTGATTGCTCCTCCTAATGTTACCCAATCATAGTGATGACATGTATTTACTACTATTTCACGCGCAATGTTAGCCACACCGGAAAATGCGCGAATATCATCGCATATTAGTAATATTTTTTTCCTTTTTTCTTTAGGAATATAACCTACTTTTGTATTCATAAACTTTTATTTTTTTTAATATAAAACTATTTTTTTAAATTTCCAAATTACTATTTGGATATTGTGGTATTATTTATCATCTTTCTGAATTCCTCGTCGTTTACGTATAAATTCATACAAACATCCACTAACTTATTTAGGCTGCTTTTGTATCTTATACTTAAAATTTTAAATTCCTCAAATTGATCAGGATTTACTTTTACACTTGTAAGTTTTTGTTCTGAAGATCTCATATTGTTGTTTATATATACATATATGAGTATTCTAAGAAACTCCTGAAGTGCAAAAATTAGTGTTAAGAAATGAACAAAATCTACACCCCCATTCACTTGGAGTAGGAGTAAATTCTCTTGATTTATAACCACTATTATCAAAGCACCCATTTATAAATAAATCTAATGTACTAACTGCCTTAGTTATCTTCCCTTTACCTGAAGCCGGGATAAACTCTTGTATTCTCTTTTGAGGGAATTCAGATTGTTCAGGCATTTTTCGTTTTAAGATCATAAACTCAACTTCAATTTTATTTATATCAACATTGAATTGACTGGAGAAGAAATGTTTATACAGTAGTAATTGATTTATTTTATTTTCATCTTTCTTTTGATAATCACCCCAAGACATTTTTGATGTTTTAAAATCATAAATTTTAAATGTTTCCGTAGGTTCATGATACATTACCAAATCAATAAATCCTTTGAATATAACGTTGTTATACTGTTTATTTGGCGTTGTTAATATGGGTATCTCAACTCCTACTAAATGCCATCCTCGTTTACTAAAGTATGATCCTTTTTTTCGCTTAAGAAAATTTAAAATTTCAATTCCATCATCAAAATATTCCCTCATTTCTTCAGGATTACTAAAATGTGTGTTGTTATTTTTTTCGTAAGTTGTTCTATATTCAGTTCTAAAGTTTTCTGCGAAATCTTCCTCTAAATCTAATTGATCTGCTACTACTGTACTTTGGGTGTACATTATAGTAATGTATTTTTGGATAGTATTGTGCATACTTGTTCCAAATATGGAATTTATACTAGCATCAAATAAATAATTTCCTTCCTTATATTTTAATGCCCATTGTTTTGGGCAGTTAGTAAAGGTAGATAATTGACTATATGAAATAGACTTTTGAAAAGCATAATTTATCTCAGGTAATTTATACTTTTGTATAGACTTAACTATTGATGGGGTTTTTTTACCGGCCATCTTGTATTTCTTTTAATGCTCTTTGCATATATAAAATGTCATCTAATTTTTCTTGGATTGAATGTTCTAGCCAATCTTCTAATGATAAATCTTTTCTATCAAGATTCGTTCCATATTTTTTCTCCCCAAATTTAGCTCGCTCAACAAATCTTTCAATAATTGTTTGAACTATAGAGTCGGGGGTAAAATCGTTATACTTTACTGGCATTCTTCTTTTGTTTTTTAGGTTGAGATTCATTTATCCCCATACTATCTAAAATTTCTTCTACCTCACCTTTAGATAAGAGTTCTAAATATTCAGAAGCCTCTCTATTAGAACATTCATAGTATTTAGATATGTTATCTAGCAACTCAGGATCTTGAGGTTTCTTAGTAGATTTACAATATGGGAAATAATTCTTTTGAGATTTTGGAATTAAGGAACAATATACTATGTATGATTTTTCTTTATCTTGAATATTCAGTTTCTGAACATAATTAACTATATCTAAATAACCTTGATTCATTGAAAGAAATTTATTAATCATGAAAATATTATATGTCTTTTTATCTTCCTCAGAAAAGTCATTCCAATTTTTCTTAAAACTGATTATTTGTTTTATCCAGTCAAATAATGATAATGAACTACTTTGTTGGATCTTCTTTTTCATACAAATCTATAAATTCTTGTTGCAATTCTTTAGGTAATAATTCTATTAATACTTTTCCAGTTTTGATATCATAGAAGCAAGGGATCGGGACAATAGCGTCGTCCGAAGTACCTGCTACGAATTTAGATAATTTTTTTAACACTACTCCTTCTGTAAACACACAATTTCCTTCAGGTGAAAATACAGTTGTTGCTAATTTAATGTCGATTTTTGGTTGGTTTACTTGTGATGGTCCGTTCATTTTATATAATTTGTTTTTGTTTAATTGTTTCTAATATGCGAGATATACATCCTACAATGTTGATTTCTTTGTCTAAGACAAATGATGAATGATACATATATTCTTCAATGATTATGGTTATCATACCTTCTCTATTAAGAGCGTATTTTTCAATCTGCTCATATAAAAACCGATAAACGTCTTCATATGAAGATAAATCAGCGTCCGCCAATAATTGTCTAATGTTTGTAAAACTGCTGTATGTGGGTTTTTTTAATTCGTTTAATATACCATTTAAGTAAGCATCATTTGTATTTAATTCTCTTACATTAAGTACGAGCTTTCCATCACTGCTATATTTTTGGAAGGCATTGATGGTTTTTCTGAGGTCGGGATAATACTTTTTAATGATAATAGCTAAATCTTCCTTTTCGTACTGAATATTTTCTTCGGTAAGAATGCTGTCCATAAAAAACGCAATGTCTTTCTTAGATGGAGCTACTAAATCAAATTCAGTACATCTACTTCTTAACGGATCTATTAATCTTTCAGCATAATTACCTGTTAAAATAAATCTAACATTTAAACTATAAGTTTCCATCATATTGAGTAATAATACTTGTGATGCTTGAAGTAAATGAGTAGCTTCATCTAAAATGATTATCTTTAATGGTTTGAATGTTGCCGATGAAGCGAATGAACCTACTTTATCTTTAATATCATCCATGCTTCTATGTTCAGTAGCATTCAAATATATATAATCACAATCAATATTATTTACTAAAATCTTAGCTAATGTGGTTTTTCCAGAACCCGGTTTACCAGCAAAGAGAAGATGGGGAATTTGTTGTGTATCAATATATTCCTTAAATTTTAACTTGTGTTCTTCAGAACATATAAAAGTATCTAAAGTATCAGGACGGAATTTCTCTCCCCATAAAAAATGGTCTTTTTTCATAACTTTTTATTTTACATAAGATAAGTAGAGGAGTTGGTAAAACCAACCCCTCATATTTATTTTTAATAAAACTGTTGTGGATCAACAGCCGAATTCTTCTCTTCAGGAACATCTATAATAGCTCCTTCAGTTAATAACACAATACCAGCTACTGAAGCTGCATTTTCTAAAGCGCATCTTACTACTTTAGCAGGATCAATAATACCTTTATCCTTCATATTTACATACTTATCACTTTTTAAATCATAACCTCCCCAAACTGACTTATCAGGTAAACTAGTCATAATTTTATAAATGTTTTCGTCACTATATCCTGCGTTTGATAGTATTTTTCTAAATGGTGAAGAACATGCTTCGTATACTATTTGAGATCCTATACTTTTACCAGTAATACTTTTACGTGCCTTAATTAAAGCAATACCTCCTCCTGGAACAATACCTTCATCGATAGCTGCTTTGGTTGCATGTAAGGCATCATCCACTCTATCTTTTTTCTCTTTCATCTCAGTTTCTGTATTGCCACCAACATGAATAATTGCTACTCCACCTGTAAATTTAGCTAAACGTTCTTGTAATTTTTCAGTTTCAAAAGCTGTTGTTGATTTTTCAATTTGGAGTTTTAATTCTTCAATACGTGAAGAAATACTTTCTTCATTACCCTTACCATCAACAATTGTAGTTTGTTCTTTTTTAACAGTAACCATTCTAGCTTCACCAAACCATGCCCAATCAAACTTATCTAATTTCATTCCTTTTTCCTTACTAAACACTTGTCCTCCAGTTAAAACTGCAATGTCTTCTAGAATTAATTTACGTCTATCTCCAAAATCAGGGGCTTTAACAGCACATACTTTAATTGTACCTCTCATTTTATTAACAATAAGAGTAGCTAATGCTTCATTATCAATATCTTCAGCTATAATTAAAAGCGAACGACCAGTATTTGAAACTCCTTCCAAAATTGGTAAAAGTTCTTTTACTGTATTAAATCTACTATCTGCTATTAGGATATATGGATTATCTAATAAACAAGACATAGTATTGTTATCAGTAACAAAATAGTGAGATTTGTATCCTCTATCGAATTGCATCCCTTCTACTGTTTCTAAATATGTTTCTCCGGTTTTGCTTTCTTCAATGTGTACTACTCCTTCAATTCCTACCTTACTCATAGCGGTTGCTATTAATTTTCCAGTTTCAACATCATTATTAGCAGAGATAGTAGCAATTTGCTCAAGTTGATCTTCTGATGAAATTGTGGATTTAATATCCTTATGAATATATTCTACTACTTGTTTAACAGCAATATCAATATCTCTTTTAATTTGGACTGCATTTTCACCATTATTAAGGTGTTTGAAACCATCATTAATCATTTTACTAGCTAATAGGGTAGATGTTGTTGTACCATCACCTGCCGCGTCTGCTGTTTTGATTGATGCTTGTTTAATTAACTGTGCACCTAAATTTTCAATAGGATCTTCTAATTCATTTATTCTTTTAGCTACTGAAACCCCATCTTTTGTACTGTTAACAGAATTTCCATCTGAATAGATAATATTTCTACCATGAGGACCTAATGTGCTTGTAACTACTTCGGCTATTTTATTAACTCCTTGTAATAACTTCTTTCGGGAGTTTGCTCCCAATTCAATTTTTTGTTTTGACATATTTATAACTTTTTAATTAATTTTAGCAAGTATACTGTTTTCGCATCCAATGAAATATTCTTCACCTTCAAATTCTAACTTTGTAAATCCCATAGAAGGTAATACTACTTTATCTCCTACTTTAAGTACGGTGTTAATAAAATGATCTCCAGTGATTGAGAATTTTCCAGGGCCTACGTCTACTACTGTGGCTTGTTTGTTTTTTTCATTCCCCATATCAGGAACTACTATTGAACCAAATTTGGACTCATCTTCCTCAATTGGTTTAACGATAACTGCATCAAATAATGCTTCTAATTTTTTCATAACTGTTTTTTTTGTTTAATTAAATATAATAAAGGTAAATTGAATTACCAAATTTATTTTTGTTTGTTTTATATAAACTTAACTTGTTGATACTTCAGTATTACCATCTTTATCAATATAAACAATAGTCATTGATTTACCCTTATACTTAGGATATCTACCTTCTATACCATTGATTAGTTCAGTTGTATTTGTTCTAATATTAGATGTATAAAATAAGGGTTTTCCTTTTTTAAGACTATTTACATCCGATGTACCATTTGATTTCAATCCACCATCTAACACGTAAATACCTTCTACTCTATCATCAAGATAATCTTTTATTTCGCTTGGGTTACTGCTAGTTGTTATTTCTTCCTTTATTACTTTTCTAACTTCTTCTCTAATTAGTTTTTTAAATTCTGTGATTTTCATTGTTTAGTTGTTTAGTATAGGAGTTGCTTGGAAATGTACATATATTCTTCGTCTCTATTATCTTTCACGGTTACTTCATAATTATCTTCAAGCTCTTTTTTCATTGCTGCTGTTGCAGCTGCTTCAGTCGTGTAAATACTGTGGATCTCACCTGATTCCGGAGTTCCTTGATTTGTATGGTGCAGTACAAATACTGTTTTTCCAGTTACTTCATTTACTACTGCTCTAACCTCTTCTCTGATTAGTTTTCTAAATTCTGTTATTTTCATTGTTTGTTTATGTTTAAGTTTAATTGTCTAATATACATATTATGCTCCTTGTAATCTTACTAAGAAATATTTGGTTTTAATTTCGTTCTTTTCAAACTCCATTACCATTAACCCTTTCTCACTTATATTTATAACCCCACCACCCATATCTTTATTTGCTACTAATATTTCTTTGAATATTTCTGAGTTAAATGGAAGACTAATTCTACCCGAATTCACTTCCCCAGCTATATTATATGTGATTTTATTTGAATGTTCATTATCATCCCCAAATGTAAATTCGATAATTGGTTTTTGATCATCTAAATTAATATCACTTCGTATTGTCATAAAATCTACTCCTGGTAATGCGTTTTTTGCTTTAATTAAAGAATCTATATTTTCAGCATTTAGTGGGATTTTAATTTCATATTCTTGGGGTTCAGTAACTTCACCTACTTTTGGTAATAAAAACTCATCAGCCAAAGCGTATGATAGATTAAAATTAGTATCTGAAATGTATAATTTAGTAAATACTTTTTGTTTCTTTTCAGTAAGAAGTGAAATATCATTACTAGTAACACTTAGTAATTTAAGTAATTGAGTAGTATTAAATACCGGCAATACACAATTAGGGATTGGGAAATTATTGTGTTGTAAACTTCCAATCATATCTTTATTAGGTGATACAAATTTAATTTGTAATTTATCATCCTCAACACTTAGTTTGGCTGCTTCAATTATTCCACCTAAATAATATTTAGAAATAACACTCTGTAAAACGGATTTATGCATCATATTTTTATTTTTAATTAATATACGAACTTTTTTAGAAGGAGAAAAACTTCCCAATGTTTGGATTTAAACTAGGAAAATCCCATTTTAAATCAAGATATAGTTCTTTCAACTTATTCAAAAGCATCGATTCAAATATTTTATCAACGTCAATATATTCTTTAACGAACTTATCAATCTCATCAGGTACCTTTGAATTTGGGAGCCCTATAGTATCTATTTGATATGGATTTTGTTTTAGATTAATGATAAGTATTTTATCCCCTTCTATTATTGTTTCGAATTTTTTATCTAATTTTCTAAATCTAAGTAAGTCTGAGTAACGTACTGCTGCCTTTGTATTGCTTGGGGCTTTAAGTCTAAACCTACTAAATATCTCTCCGGATGTTGGAGGTATTCTATATGAATTTATTTGTTTAACACCAGTTGGTTTACCTAATAATCTCGGGTCTGTTTGTTTTAATGAATTGTAAAAATCTATTATAGAATTGTCTAATTCATGTTTTGGTGTGTTAAATAAAATATTTTTGATAAAATTTTCTCCGAATTTTTTAAAAATTGGATTCATATTAGACTTCATTATCTCCAAACCCTTTAGATCCAATGCATCTTTATGATCGGAAGGAATTGTAACTCCTTCCTTATTAGTAACCCACATCCCATATCTTCTCTTACCTGTAGCTAATATAGTAGAAGCAATTACCTCTTGTTTTAATTGAAAGTATTTATTTTTTGGAATGTTAAATAACTCATTACAAACATCCTCTAAGTTATCGTTTGCTTTAGACTGAATCTTACTAGCTATTTTAAGAACAAATTCATTTTTATTTTCGTCATTAATTTCTATACCCTTAGATTTCATATAATCTAAAACAGGTTTAAGCTCTATGTACAAACTATCTGTGTCACTTAAAAGAATAAAGTTTTTATCCATATAAATTTACTTTTTAGAGTCTAATTCAAAATATTCCATTAATTCATCTTTAGACATTTCCATAACATTACCTAATTCACCATTTACATAATCGATAGAGGATTTAGTTAATCTTTGACCACTGTTTGTAATGGCACAACTACATATCATATGACCATCAGTATATCTCCAAACGTTTTTAGCAAATGTACCGTACATCGCATTTTGGAGAATCTTAAAAGCTAGTTGAAACGTATCATATAATGCAAATTTACCCCAATCTTCTGATTTACCAGCTTGCTTTTTCATTCCCCTATAATGTTCACGTTTCTCAAACCACTTTTCTAAAATGTTAGCTGTAACACTTTGTTTATCAGTTCTAAATAATGCTCCGGATGCTGATATTGTGTATTTATTGTCCTTAATTATTTGTATAAGTTCTCCTAATTTAATCTCCTTTGAATCTAGAGTATAATTAATTTTATTTAAACGTTGTATTATTATTTCTTCATTTGGATCCCTTTGTTCTAACTTTTCTAATGAATAATTTTGTTCGTATGTAGAATTTACTTCAATCCTTCCAACTAATGTTTCAATACCTAAATTAAGGGATTTAATAATACTAGGATATAGTGAGGTATAATCTAAATCTATACAATCATAATATAATCCAGGTACAGGATCTAAAAGATATCCTCCAGCGTATGTTTCTTCTCTATTTTTTCTTGATGGATTATGAGTAGTTGGTTTATTAGGAGAGATAATTTTTGATCCTCGTAAGTATTTTAATATTGCCCCTTCACCTAAGACTGTGTTATAATAGATTTGATCATATGGAGTATTACAAATATGACTTATCATAATAGTTAACTCGATAAATTTAAGTTTTTCTTCTAATTTCTCAACAATCTCAACATCTCGAAGGTTATATTCAATAAATTTTTGTTTATCTGACTTAAATAAAGTATTCAAATTACCTTCATATTCTACTTTCCCTAATTTAACATATTTTTCTCCAATATCACCTAATTTATATGATGGTTCTTCCTTTGTTATATATTTTTTATGCAAAAGCATATAATCTAGATGATTAATACCACCTAATCTAACTGATAAAACATTTGGGTTGTAATCTTGAACCTGAATTTTACGGATTGGGGAAAGTCTAAGTCTATCTTCTTCATGTACTACATTTCCTAGTCTAAAGTATAAATAAGGCATATCGAAGTATTCACTATTCCATCCTACTACTATGGTTGGATCTATTTCTTCCCATTTATCTAAGAATTTTAATATCAATTCTCTTTCTGTTCTACAAGGAATAATATGAGTATCTCCATCATTAATTTCTTCAATTTCTCTTGATTTATCAACAATAAAACATATTTTAGTTTTAGTAGTTGAGTCTATTAAAGCTATAGAGGTAATTGGAGCTTGAGCATCTCTTATATACTGAATAGTAAGCGCTCCTCCCATTTCAATCTCAATATCTAAAAACACAGTATTATGCCATTCAGGAATTTCATCTTCCTTATTATGATATAATTCTCTCAAAGTATATAATTCAGGATTTATATCCTTTTCTAATAAATCAGGATCACTCCAATCCGCCTTTCCATTAACTGGAACACAATATCCTCCAGTTAGTACAGGTAAAGCACCGTCTTGTTGGTGCTTTACTCGTTTATAGAAAATAGGGTTATGTTTGAATTGATGCCATCCTGACTTACAGTCTCTTAAAAAGATATTATATGTCGATCTGTCAAAAAATATTGATTGATACAATTTATTCTGCTGGGGTTTCTTTCTTTTTAAAATGGTAGTTTCTTTTCTTAGGGGCTTCTTCAGTAATTACTGGTTCTTCAGTTGCCGTTATTATTTCGTCGACTACTGGTTCTTGAGGCACTTCTACTATTTCTTCCTTAGGTTCTGCTACTTGTAAAGTATTTACTTCTTCTTCTAACTCATTAATAAGAGCCATGGTTTCAACAAATTTCATATTAGGCTGAGACCATTCAGTAACTTGTCGTAAATAATGTATAATTTCTAGTAATTTTTTCATTTTGTTTTATTTTAATTTTTAATTTTTACCTGAACTTCCAAATCCTTTGTCTCCTCTAGATTGTGTGTTTTTTAATTCGTTAAATTCTTCATCATTTAATTCAACGATTTCATATTCTGGGATAGGAATTACTGCTATTTGAGCATATCTTTCTCCTTCCTCAATAATAACATCAACATTTCCAACATTATATATTTTTACTCCTAAATCTCCAGTATATCCTGGATCTACAGTTCCATAATGTGGGATTAATTCATGTTTAAATCCTTTAGAACTACGTAATTGAATCTGCATCCAAAACTTTTGATTTTGAGGTAGTGTTAAATTCAATCCATTAGGTACTACTGCGGATTTACCTGCTGGTATTCTTGTTGTTTCAGTGCAAGTTATATCAAAACATGCACTTGTCGAATTATATGCTATCGTTGGAATAACGGCATTTTCTGTGTTTTTATGAGCGTATATTGTTGTTATCATACTATAAGATTTAATTATTAAAATTTAGCACCATTTACTTCAATGGCGTGAAGGAATTCATCACGAACCATATTGTTAGGTTCTATAAACACACCTGAGAATTTATTTGTAGTCATTACAGAGCCATGTTTAATACCTCTATGTGAACAACAAGTATGTTTACAAGCAATACTAACTGCTACTGATTGGCATTGCATTTTATCAGCAACATAATTATGGATTTGGGTGGTTAATGATTCCTGCATTTGTGGACGACGAGAAAACCATTCTACAATACGATTTAATTTACTTAGTCCAATTACATTTTCAGCAGGAATATATGCTACAGTAGCAAATCCAGTGAATGCTAAATTGTGATGTGCACACATACTAACAATTGGGATACCTGATTGGATTACTAATCCATCATAATTTTCGTCATTAGGAAATACTGTGATGTTAGGTTCATCAGTAATTGAACCTATAATTAGGTCTTTTATCCAGGATTTTGCGACCCTTTTTGGAGTATCGACTGTTTGTCTATCTGCTTTATAATCAAACCCAACTGCTGTAAGGAATTCACCATATGCCTTGGATGCATTGTCTATCATCTGCTCTACCTCTTCTTGAGTACGGGGATGATTACCGTTTGATTTTTTTAATAATTCCATTAATATAACTTTTATTTTTAAATATACAACTTTTATTTTGGGTTACCAAGTACACTTAAATACCTATGTATTCTATGTTCTTGATGCCAGTAGCTCGTCTTACTTCTTTACCATCTTTTAAGACAATAACTGTTGGAATAAACTCTACTTTAAACTGTTCTCCTAATAATTCATGTTTATTAACATCTACACTATACCAGTTGTCATATCCTTTATTTTCAACTAAACGAGATAATTTAGGGGTAAGCATATTACATGCACTACACCCTTCAGATGTAAAATATAATATTTGAGTTCCGTTTTGTGGGAGTTGTTTTTTGTTGGTAATTGATATCATTTTATAATAAATATTTAAACTCCACGCTTTTCATCGAAAGCAATAATGTGTTCACGACCTGTAAAATTATATCCATTATCAGTACAAAAATCAATTACCATAGGATATACTCTAATAAGT